ACAAATACGAGAGATGAAATGGACAAAACCAAGGGGTGGTAGTGAGTATGACGAGGTGGAGACTCAGGGGATCAATCATCTTCGTGATAAGCAGAAATATAAGAATGCCGTCAGAACGGGAAAGGTGAAAACTATTCCATCTTACAAATGGAAGGATGTTGAGAACACAGATGCCGCAGAACGCAGTGCCAAGGCATTCAAGAGTCTTCATCCTGCTAAACAACAGAGAGTTCTAAAAGCATTTGGTAAGGGCAAGTCAGAAATGCCGATAACAGTGGGTAAGCATTTGTTGGCAGGAAACACAAGAGCGACAAGGGCAGCACTATTGAACAAGCCAACAAAAGTTCTAGACATCAAAGAAGATGCGCCCGTCAATAATGTGGGTGGTGGAAACATCGCTGGTGCTGGTGTTGGTCCTGATGGTGAGCCCGGTATCTCAAAGAAGAGACAACGCAGTTGGCAAAAGGCTAATGCTGAAGGTCAAGGTATGTTGCGCCGCAAACTTCCTCAGTTTCGTAAACTTGCTGCCCCACAACTTGAAGAGGGAAGATTTGCTGGTCACAAGACCTTCAAGGTTCCAACATCAGTAATAGTTAACACCAAACACGCAAAAAGAAAACATGGACATTGGTCCAAGTTTCTTCCTGAAAACAACATTGGTATAGCAGTCCGCGAGTGGGCAAATGCCAATCCCAGCCTCCCTGTCATTTTGGAAGATGACATTGGCAACATCGTTTTCGTTCGTTATGGAAACAATAAATAGCTAGTGCGATTTAGATTCCTGTTATTCTTGCGAATACAACATGTTGGATAACAGGGATTTTTCATGTCTGAAAACAAAGACGATGATGTAAAACAGTATGAGCATACTCATTCTTCTGTGGACATCAGAACAATCACAGCACCGATATTGACTCTTCTTTCAATCGCAGGTATGATTATCTGGGCAACGACTTCTGTTTGGCAACAAAAGGAAGATTTGAAAAATGAACTCAGAGCTGAGATGAGAGAGATCGCTGCGGAATGGAGAACACATCAGACAGAAGTTCAAGGAACGCTCCGGCAGTATCGTGAGTTGCTTCATCAAATGGAAGATACTCTTTTACTCATGAGATATAGACAGAAGTTCATTTTGGAAAACATGTGGACAAAGCGCGAACATGCCATCTGGTGTCGTGAGTTGGAAAGAACCAACAAAAACTTCACCTGTCCTGATGAAGACTTGAAACGTTCCGGTTTGATCGGTTCCGACAAATATATCGGTCCTATCGATAGAGATAGAAAATCGCTATTGAAAGAACTAGAGAAGGAGGGAGACACACTTTTCAATCCTGCCCTTCCCAGACATACCGACGAATATTACAAAAAGAAATAGCTTGACATCACTCCCATAATGCGCTATGATTAACTCCATTTTAGGAGAAATATATTATGTCTCTGTACGTTGACCGAAAGTACGTTCTTTTGGCATCCCCACAACTTGACCATTTCAAACAGAAGGGCGACTATCTGTTCAACTGTCGCTGCCCGATCTGTGGGGATTCCAAGAAGAACAAATCCAAGGCACGCGGTTACTTCTATAGAACTCGCGATCACATTCTTTACAAGTGCCACAACTGCCATGTGTCGCTGCCTTTGGGAAAGTTTCTTCAAACCATCGATCCTTTCCTGTTTGACCAGTATCGTGTGGAGGTCTATAAGGAAGCCTATCCTACGAACACACCCATGCCGGATTACGACAAGTTGATTCACAAGCCGGTGTTCGAGCATAAGCCAATCAACCTTCCATCAATCACATCCTTACCTAATGGTCACTTTGCCAAGGACTATGTGATAGGTCGTGCCATACCGGAGGCACGTTGGAGTGATCTATACTTCGCAGAGGATTTTCGCAAGTTCATCGATGAGGCGTTTCCGAAGCATAACAAAAAGTTGAAGACTGGTGAGCCCCGATTGATCATTCCGTTCTTCGATGAAAAAAATATTTTACAAGGAGTCCAAGGAAGGGCATTTGGTAAGGATCAGATTCGCTATATAACAATACGAGCCAGTGACGATATGAAGAAGGTGTTCGGGCTCAACAGAATAGATTTCACAAAACCCATACACGTTGTAGAAGGACCGCTAGATAGCTTGTTCTTAGAGAACAGTATCGCGACTATGGATGCGTCACTTCATCGTGTTATAGAAATGGTAGGCGATTACGATTACGTTTTCGTTCATGATAACGAGCCGAGAAATAAAGAGATCGTGAAAGCAATGAGGCGAACAATCGATACCGGAAAGAAGGTCTGTATCTGGTCCGGAGATATAGAGCAGAAGGACATCAATGATATGGTGTTGGCAGGATTGGAGCCGCAAGAGATTATTTACGAGCGTACATACCAAAGCTTGACTGCCAAGCTTGAGTTTGAAATGTGGAGGAAAGTATGAGTGATGAAAAGAAGGATACACTAGATCGAATAGTACCTGATGGTGATCCGGTTTTCATGGATATTCTCAAAAGAACAATGAAAGAGTCGGCAATACAGCACGCCAAAAATTGTGGTGCGTCAAATGAGTTTATTCAGGAGTTGAAGGAAAATGATGACTCCATGGTAATCACATCAGTTGTGGATTTGATCTATGGATTGCCCGGAAAAAAGGAGTTTTGTAATGAGTGAGTTAGTAAGACTGGTAGCAAAGACGGAGCCGGTCAATAAAAAGACCGATGCCCCATTTGCCAGTGACCTTAGTGGAGAGGATTTCATAGCGTATTGTGCCCGTGTTTCCAATCTATCCAATCAAGAAAGCCTTGCCCCATCAACCAAACTTCTAAACTACTGTGTTCGTAATCAGCACTGGTCTATTTTCGAGATGGTTCATCTAGTTTTAGAGATCAACACCACCCGAGACATAGCGAGGCAGATTTTACGCCATCGCTCTTTTTCTTTTCAAGAGTTTTCACAAAGATATGCCGATCCTTCGCAACTAGGTTTTACAACGCGACAGGCAAGGCTACAAGATAAAAAGAACCGCCAGAACTCAATCGAGGAAGGTGTCGATCCCCTTGTGGCAAGATCATGGGATATGAAACAGCAACAGCTTATTCATGAAGCCAAGCTTGCTTACAAGTGGGCAATCGAAAACAACATTGCCAAGGAACAGGCAAGAGCCATTCTGCCTGAAGGCAACACACTATCACGTCTCTACATGGCAGGCAGTCTGCGCTCGTGGATTCATTATTGCGATCTGCGGCGTGGCAACGGCACTCAAAAGGAACACCGAGAGATTGCTGATGCCTGTTGGAAAATCATCACACAAGAGTATTCATTTCTAAAAGACCACAACGTATAAGAACAAGGAGCAACCATGTCTACAAACTATTTTCCAACACTGTATCAAGAGTTCATTCACCTATCCCGCTATTCAAGATGGCTACCAGATGAAAATCGCCGCGAGACATGGGTTGAGACTGTAGATCGTTATTTCAAGTTCTTTGACGAGCATCTTGAAGAGAGTAACAAGTTCAAGCTTGATGCCAAGACTCGTTCAGAACTACGTGAGGCAGTTCTAACTCTACAAATCATGCCCTCGATGCGCTGTCTTATGACTGCGGGAGAAGCATTGAAGCGTGATAACATTGCTGGCTATAACTGTTCCTACGTTGCCGTCGATAGTCCTCGTTCGTTTGATGAGATTCTATACGTGCTTATGAATGGCACAGGTGTTGGATTTTCTGTTGAAAGTAAGTATGTGGAACAACTCCCGTTGGTTGCCGAGGAGTTCTTCGAATCGGACACGACGATTGTGGTAGCAGATAGCAAGTTGGGTTGGGCAAAGTCACTAAAGGAACTGGTTCATTTACTATACTCCGGGCAGATTCCTCGTTGGGATGTTAGCCGAGTTCGTCCTGCTGGTTCTCCACTCCGCACATTTGGAGGTCGAGCATCCGGTCCCGAGCCGCTTGTGTCTCTGTTCGAGTTCTGCGTCACCACGTTCAAACGCGCTGCCGGTCGTAGGCTCACAACATTGGAGTGCCACGACATTGTGTGTAAGATCGCTGAGATCGTTGTAGTTGGGGGAGTTCGTCGCTCTGCCCTTATTTCTTTGTCTGACTTGAATGATGATCGTATGCGCGCTGCCAAGTCTGGTGCTTGGTGGGAGGATAACGTTCAACGTGCTCTTGCCAATAACAGTTTTGTTGCTAAGGAGAAACCAGACGTTGGTGTGTTTCTACAAGAGTGGTTGTCGCTCTATGAATCCAAGTCGGGAGAGCGTGGCATCTTTTCAAGAACCGCATGTGAGAACCAAGCGGAGAAGTATGGTCGGCGTGATCCCAAGCATGAGTTCGGGGTGAACCCATGTTCGGAGATAATATTACGATCAAGAGAGTTATGTAACTTGAAAGAGTGCGTGGTGCGTGAACAAGATACACCAGAGACTCTGAAAGAGAAGTTGCGTTTGGCAACGATCCTTGGCACCATTCAAGCCACATTGACCAACTTCAAGTACATTGGTAAGAAGTGGAAAGAGAACTGTAATGAGGAGCGATTGCTTGGCGTATCGTTGACTGGCATCATGGATAACGTTTACACCAACGGTCGTAAGGGTGACTTGGCAAAGATGCTTGAAGGTTTGCGCGAGCACTCTGTTGCCGTCAACAAGGAATGGGCAGCAAAGATTGGCATCAATCAAGCAGCAGCAGTTACATGTGTGAAACCGTCTGGAACAGTATCGCAACTTGTCGATAGCGCATCTGGCATTCATGCTCGCCATGCTCCTTACTATGTCCGTACCATACGAGCGGATAAGAAAGACCCCTTGGCACATCTTATGGTGGACATGGGATTTCCTGCGGAGGATGACGTAACCAAACCAAACCATACACTTGTCTTCTCGTTTCCAATGAAGGCACCGCAAAACGCTATATATAGGAAAGACCTATCTGCGATTGAACAGTTGGAGATTTGGTTGACCTATCAGCGTCATTTTTGTGAGCATAAGCCGTCAGTAACCGTAACAGTGAAAGAACACGAATGGGTAGAAGTTGGTGGCTGGGTGTATAACCACTTTGATGAGATGAGCGGTGTTTCATTCCTACCATATTCTGACCATGTATACAAGCAGGCACCCTATCAGGATATTGAGAAAGAGGAATACGACGAGTTGATAAAAAAGATGCCTCATCAAGATTCGGTTGACTGGTCTCTACTACAACACTATGAAAAAGCAGACACCACCGTAGGCACGCAAGAATTGGCTTGTGTTAGCGGTGCCTGTGAGATGGCGTAAATATGACCAAGGAAGTAGAAAAGCATACCTGTCCATATTGTGAGTCGGAGTACAAGTTGATTTTTGATCGAGAGTTGTCGATGGGTATGCCGAGATTTTGTCCATTTTGTGCGGCAGAGACTTACGACGATGACGTTCACTTTGAGGAGCGCGACGATGAATAGTAATTGGAACTTTTGGAACTTCTGGAGACTGAAACCAAAGGAGAAGCCAAAAGAGAAAAAGGACAAAGAAGAAGACAAGAAAACCGGAGGAAACTAGAATGGGGTTTTTTGAAGAAATTTTTTCAGGACAAGCAGGGGGGAGCGTTCACCCAGAAAGATTCTTTGACGCATATGGATGGGACTATGGCAAGGTTCCCGTCAAGAAAGATACACTAATCATCGGTTCTGGGCATGGTGCTCATTTCAAGCGCAAGTTCGTAGTGGACCAAACACTGAGAGATACCGTTACAAACACAATGGCAGCGGCAACTGATGCTGCTACCGAGCGCGATGCCGTATTACAAGTTCTGGCAACCATGGAAAAATCCTATGGCGAGGCACTTGGCATCAAGGATCGTGCCGGAACAAGTTTCACAGGATCGGGCAACCCAACTCAAATGGATTGTGTTGATGAAGCATGGAACGCAACTGTTGTTTTGCTTTGGCTAGAAGAAAATGGATTGTTGAAGTTCCATCGTGTGCGTGAGCCACTTGCCAAGTTCGGTTTGACCAAGTGGAATCACTATGCTGCTATTATCGAAGACCTCGATACTCGCGTTCGTTGGGCAATCGATACTGGTGTTCGCGATATGGGTGGTCTGGGAACAATCGAAGACGCACAGACTTGGTATGAATAGCATAAATACTCCTACGGGAGTATGCTATGTGGATTTACAAAGGTCGAGAGGTTGGTGACGAGGACGCAGTTGGTTATGCGGCATTCGTCTATATCATCACCAACCTTGAGACCGGAAGAAAATACATCGGAAAGAAGAACCTTCACTTCACTCGATCAAAAAAAGTCAAGGGTAAGACCAGACGCAAGCGCGAGAAGAAACCGAGCGACTGGAAAACCTATTGGGGCTCAAACACCACACTGATCGCTGACGTTACAGAACTGGGCGAGGATAAGTTCAAGCGTGAGATTCTCCACTTTTGTAAAACTCGTGGCACTGCCAATTATCTAGAAATGAAAGAACAGATTATAAATGAAGTTCTAGAAAACGATGGTTGGTACAATGATCAGATTCGCGTCCGCGTTCACCGATCCCATTTGAAAAATCTGTAACATTATAACATGCGACCGTATGCCGCATGGCTATGGGTTCCCTTGTGTGGTAGGGTTACGGCACTGGTATATTCTCCCGCAATCGGAAAGGATGTGAACGGATGAAAAAGGCTGTTCAAGTTGAACTGACGAAGCAAGAGCAAAGGGACCTTGCCAAGGGCTATACGATCATCACAAGCTACAAGACGCCCAAGGGTAAGACGGTCTGGCTAAACGTATCTGCCAAGCGGGACATCATGTTATCAAAGTAAGCGCGTCGTGTAAGAGTATCGAAACATGAAAACGGAGAACAATCATGAGAACGATGACTCTTGTAGGATTAGTCGTGCTTGCGTTAGCAGCGTGTCGTAGGGAAGTGCCATATGAGTCTGTCTACGAAACAGACTATGACCGGTACTATAACGGTGGGGATACCTACTATCCTCCCCAGCGCTATCCTATCAAGTGAATGTGTGTGGGGAAGGTTATTGCCTTCCCCACTTTTTCGACATCAGATTTTAGGGTGAAGAAATGGCAAGACATCATGTAACTAACATTTCCCTTTGGCATAACAATCACAAAGGCACCGATCATATGTGGGTGTTGCCAAGCGACATCGGTCTGGAAAACGGTATACCAGCGGATAACTATCCCGAGTTCATAGATATTTCTGGTAAGCAAGGTGCCGTGTTCAGGTGGAAACGTTCTGGTGTGGTATCCAAGTTCATATCTAACAGTGAGCGTCGTTGTCTTGAGTATGAGTGTGATGAGAATCCTCATGAGTTGAGACCCAGTGTTTATGAGATCAAACTCTATCTAATACTGAGGTCCTGATCATGACTGGAATAGCAATGGCAACTACTATCGAACAGTGGAACAACAATAAGAAAGGCACACTCTATATGTGGGCACGTCCTCGCGACCTTTGGACATCGTATCAGGAATATCTC